CTCCTCGCCTTGCTGTATGGTAAGCGCAATGTCATTAGCGCGCTTGTTTGATCGCAGTGTTTCTGTGTTCTTAAAGATAGAGTTAGTAAGAGAATCGCTAACAAGACCTTGGTATTCAGGACTAACCCCAGAAACAATGCCTTTTGCAGCCTCTGTAGCTAACTGATTAAATAGCTCTGGGTCATCTTTGTTTTCATCAAACAACCTGTTTAGAGTAGTCTGAGCATTACGGTCAACGCCATCTAAATACTGCTGCCTAATGGCCTCATCATGCACTGCTATTTGCTGGTTATATGCAGCGTCACCCCAGCCTAAGCCACTCTTCATTTCTATCTTTTCACGAGTGACCTCACCAGTTACAGGGTCAACAGTAGTGGCCTCATCAATAGCTTTCTTAGCTTTCTCAGGAGCCTTTGTTTCAGCTATAGTGCGACCAATCCTGCTTGTTGTCTCCAGAACATCGCCAGCAAACCCAGCCAATGCCTGCATTCTCTTGATGCCAGACTGATCTATACCAGTAGGAGTAAAGCCGCCATATCTTTTAATTGGTTGCATTGCCATCTATACGATCTCTCTTTTATGCTCGGCCGCCCATACCTGGTTGTCCACCAGGTGTAGCAGATAAAGAATTTGCTTTCTTCGGCTTGGGTTTATTTTCCTTTTCATACTGGTACGCCCCGTAGGTTTCAGCCCCACCCTTTAACAGTGTAGATGCAGCACCAAAGTAAGCAGCTTGTTTAGCAGCTTTACCCTGACGAATAGTCTGCGCTCTAGCCAGCTTATCACTTAAAGAGATCATGGCCTCACTCTGACCTATAGACTTGGCCTGCTCTAAAGCAATACTCGCTGGGGTGCCTTCTGCTGCAATGCCACTAGCAGCCATAGCAGCCGTCTGTGCAGCTAACTGCCTGTTTAGCTCCTCTCGACGGACTAACTCCTCTGACTCGGCCTGTATCTTCATTTGCCTTGCCTGCTCTTTAGCAGCGTCTTCTGCCGCCTTGCCAGCCTGCACTTGGCCGTAAGCTCCAACCGCAGTGCCTAACGCAGCTAATATAGTGAAAATCATGACGACTCAACCTCGTACTCTATTGCTTGTAGGTGGATAGGAGCAGGGTCTGGTACTGTAATCTCAGGTACTACGTCTATACCCCAGCCTTTACCACCATTGTTGTCTTGTATAATACCAGTTCTAACCTCAAACGGTGTACCTAATGGGCTATCTACTGCCTGCCCAAAGCTCCTGACAGGTACAGGATTGCCGTCTATGTACACACCAGCGCTCTCGTACATGCGTAGGTTCCTGCGGTTAATGCGCTTCTCCCGCATGGCATTGTTTGCACCAGCCTGTGAGCTAGTGTTCAGCGGCATAGGTACAATCTTAGGCACAAAGTTAAGACCTACCTCTAGGTCTAAGTTACCGCCTGATAGTTCTTCTGCCGTCAATGTGATCTGCCCTGTAGCCGACACAGTGCGCTTATCAAGATTGTTACCATTACCAATAACACTTACCTCGGCCAAACGTAGATGGTCGTCAGGAAGCTGTACGGTCGTTGTAGACACGTTATCAATCTTGACTGATGAATCCAGCAGGTGATCGAAAGACCAGCGCTCTAATGAGTATCTAAAGCTAGTGCCGCCAGCAAACTTGTTAACTAGGTATAGCTCGTTCTTAACAGTAGATGCAGATACCAACCGTAGAGGCACTGCGTCCCCACTGATAAAGTAACCACTGTTTGCATTAGTCCATCGCGTGAATCCATTTATGTCTTGTGCGCGTACAGTATTAAGTACCGCACCATTACCATCTTGGTTAATGATAAACACCCAGTTAGAGTCCTCTGACGTTGTGCCAGATAGCACAGCCACATCTTTAGGCTGATTGATTAACTGAGAAGACAACACAGATATGTCGTTAGACGTGTAAGCATCCTCATTGAAGCTATACAAAAACTGTCTTAGTGTCTGACCGTTCTGGTCTATAAACAAGGTAGCACCGTCTAGCGACTTAGCCTCTAGGTAAGCAGAGCCATGCTGCGTCTGCGCTTCATTGGTAACAGTAGAGGGGGTGTTGCCCTTAACCAAGAACTCACCACCCGTGGTAAATACTTGCAGTCCACGGTCAGAGTTAATGTCTACGATCTCTGTCTGTATTCTGTTAGTCAGGGTAATAAAGATGCCTTCATCGTCATCCCCTTCTTGGAAGTAGTAGTCAAAGAATATCCCCGCCTTAGATGCGAACACACTCTGTATCTTAGACTTAGTGCCACCTAACCATAAACGACCATCGTGGAATGTACCCATGCGTACATAGCCGCGTGTTGCGCTCCACACATCTTCTTTGCGTGGTGAGCCAGTCTGCACCTTGGTAAACAGCGTAGTGTTGTCCTGACCGCCTGTAGTGGGGAATCCGCTAAACAGCTCGAATGCTTTTGTAGACTCGCCGCTAATAGTAATTCTGTATGTGCGTATCCCAGTCCTGACTACATCAACACCCGTTTCACCAAACACAGGCATCTCTTGCAAGTTGCGCCTAATGTTATGCACAGTAGAAGATTGTTGGTCAGCGTTGCTATCACCAGCAAACGTGATGTTTTTGCTTAATACGCCCTCGACATCTATCTGGAACGTGTCACCAATCTCCCAGTTGTGACCACTACCGTGATCTAGCTCTAGGGTTTGTATCTCGTCTACAGGTATAGGACTTAGTGCGTCATCATAATCAAATTGAGGCACATTAAGAAACGGTATGTTGTCTATCTGGAATATACTGTCATTGCCAGAGACTATGGTGTGGCCGCTGTTAATAATTCTTTTTGATGGATGTTCCTCGTGGAACAATAGCATGACGTTCTCTGTTTGCGCGTCACGCAACGTAGCTATCTCGCTAGACTTGTACGGCAGCGGTACATTGCCCACCAACACAGTATTAGTAGAGCCTGCATGTGGTATGCGGTAGAAAGCCATGTTTCCGTATGAGGGAGTAGTGTCTGCGCCACCTGTGGCTACACAGAGATAGTGCCGGTCAGACTGAATACTAAAGTCAAACGTCTTAACGTCAGAGGTTGCTGTAGTTTCAAACAGCACATTAAACTCAGCCAGTTCTATTCTCTGAGTGCCCAAGTCACCAGTGTCACCCTGCCGCACCAAACGCACATACGGTGTCGAGAAAGTATCAGTCACTTTAATTCTAAAGGACTGGTATCCAGAGTTAATCTGTATGGTCCCTCGCGTAGCCCAGTCAGTATTGTTGCTGCTGGTTTGTACTCTCAGGTAGGCCGTGTCCGTGTTATCGACGGTCAGTTTGATGTCTTGCACGTCAATGAAGCGTATACCGTTAGTGGTGCTGCTCATATCATAGTGCGCTACAACGTACTCTGTTGCGCCTGTGCCGGACGTTCCAATGTTAGTGGTAGTCAGGCCTACGGTAGCAAGGTCAAAGTCGTTTATATTGGCTGGTGTGCCGCCATTGGGCATTGTGGCAGTGAACGTACCAGTAACGTATGGCCCTAACTGCGCAACTGGCTCATCGATATGCTCTGTGCCTGGTCGTCTTTTAACACCACCCTGCGGCACAATGACTACGTTCTCAGCAGTCTGTAAACCAGCATAGTATTGATTAAGGTCTGTGCGGCCCTTTAGTAGAGGCGATAGCTCACCGCTAGTAAAGCTGGCTTGCAGGAATTGTGATTCAGCCATTAGTACCTCACATTAATAAATGGTTGGCTTCTAAGCGGCTCCGTTGGGTATTGTTGTGAGTCAGTGTAACGCGCCATACGGGATGCGTTCTCGTACTTAGCAGCGTTAACCTGTGCTGATGCAGCACTGTCCCTGATAGAAGGCGCAAAGTCCATTGCTAGTGCGTACTCGATCATCTTAGCAAAGTAGACAGGCCATTCGCCCTCAGCCACGTTTGCTATGTAATCAACGTACAAAGGCCCAGATGTATTAGCATACACCTTGTCGCCATAGATTCTGTATTGTATTGCAGGGTCTAACTTAACTACGTTAATCAGGTCAGCAGGAAGCTGATAGATGTTCTTGTAGTCATTACCTACTGGAGTCTCTGTAGTCAGTGCTAACTGCGCTAATCGTCGAGCAAAGCCCCAGCGATACTTAGACATCTCAGCCTGCACGATGTTGTCGTACAAGTTGTTAGCTACGGTTTCTGCGCGTGTGTTACCACTTAATGATGTGACAGGCAGGTCGCCAATCAAAATCAAGGCGTTAGAAATTAACTTAATTTTCTCTGCCATACTAACCTCAGTAAGAAAGGGGGCCGAAGCCCCCATTCAGTTTTACGCGGTAATTACTGTACCTGCGGCACAAACAACGGTAGTACCGTCATTTGATTCTACATAGGAGATACGTCCAGTAGGAGTAGTTCCAGTAGTACCGATAACCAGCAGAATGTCGCCAGCGCTCAGTTCCGCTGCTGCGTTAGCAAAGTAGTTAGTGTCAGCTACAACCGCTGAAGTAGCTTCAGTAGTTGTGTACTGCCAAGTAGAACCACCGTTGCCAGAGCCGCCAATGCGGCATAGATCAGATCGAACAAAAGCCATGATAGTCTCTCCTTATGCAGTCTGAGTGTATTGAACTTTAACCAAACCGCCTTCGTCGCGAACAACAGCGCCAGCCTTCAGCATGCCGTTACACAACCAAGAAGTACGCTCGGCAACCCAATCGATCTCAGTCTTCATGTCGATACCGATGGCGAGGCCAACAGCAGGACGCTGGAAGAAGTAAGAATCAACTACGTTAGCAGCGGTAGTCAGTCCACCTTCTGCGCGTGACTCAAGGATTACAAACTTGAAGCCAGCCAGAGTGTCAACGTCGCCGTTTACGAGAGCTTTAATAGCCTGGTAGTCAGAAGAAGTTGCCTTCTCGTCATTCAACAGTCCACCTAGACCCAGTGCGTTTACAGCAGCAAACAGCTCAGAGTTAGGTACACCTTGGTCGCGCAGCTCAACCTGTGCCTTGATGACCTTAGCCATGTTCAGGTTAGTGTTGTTGCCACCTACGTTGGTGTTGATAGTTGTAGTCAGAGGAGTAGAAGCATCCATAGCATCGATGACGAGCTGGTCAGTACGACGACCCAAGGCACCAGCGATAGTGTTAGCCAGTTCCTGCTTCTCATCAAAGTTGACATCTTTGGCATCAAACATGTCAGTGTACTCTGGAGCATTCCAGTTAGACAGAGTGGCAGTCTTGAACTCGTGCGCCACATCCATAGGAGTTACCAGATCAGAAGTAGACTTCTGGTTGGCAAGACCCTTACCCATACGGCGGAACTTGTAAGTATCGCCAATTACATTGTTGCGCTGAGTTACAGCACCTTTCAGCAGGCCCATGCCCTGATAGGCATGCTTGACCATACTGTCAAACTCTGTGACCGCTACGGCCGATAGATTTTTACTCATAATAGTTTCCTCGAAAAAGAGTAAATAAAAAAGTTTTTCAAGGTTTTTGCTGAGTACCCAGTAAATTGGTCAGCATCCAACCTAATTTACTGGGCCTTAGAGAAAG